ATTGATCTTGGTAAAAATATTGATTTGATGGGTGTTGCATTTGACGCTGCTGTTATTAACCAATTTAATAAAAACGATGATGGCATCAATTCCGAAACAGCCGTTAAAATTGCCCCATACTTCCTACACAAGCCCACTAATATCGAACACAACAAGCAAAAAATTGTTGGCCATATTGTGTCTGCTGGTTTTAATTCTTGGGGCGAGAATTTGCCACTAACTGATGAAGAAGTTTTAAGCACTAATGGTTTGGTTAACTTGGCTCTTGGAGCAGTTATCTATAAACTTGTTGATCCTAAATTTACTGATTTAGTTTACAAATCCACCAGCGAAGGTAATGACTTTTTCAATAGTATTTCTGCTAGCTGGGAGCTAGGCTTCAGCGAATATGTTTTGGCTGTTGGTAGCACTGATCTACGCGAGGCTGAAATCATTTCTAACCCCAAACACATCCAAGAACTAAAGGGTCGTTTAAGAGCTTATGGCGGCAATGGCAAAACTGAAGACGGCTCGAAAATTTATCGTTTGGTTCAAGGTAATGTTTATCCTTTGGGTATTGGTTTTACTGCTACTCCTGCGGCGAATGTTAAAGGTTTGCTACTCGATAATACCGAAGTCGAAGAGAATGTAAACTTCAATGACAAGCGCGATAAAAAAGTTTTCGCAATTAATAATGAAAAATTAATTTCCCAATTTAATATTAATACTGTAAACAACAAAAAATCTATGGATTTAGAAACATTTCTTTCAGAATTGAAGGCTTCTCTACAAGAGAAGAAATTCTCCGAAGAAGCGATTGCTGGGATGACCAGTACTTTTGCTGATGCTATTCGTCAAAAGGACGAAGAATATCGTGCCGCTAAACAGGAGAAAGAAGCCGCTGAAACAAAAGCTAAGGAACTCCTTGCTTCTGTCGAAGGACTTCAACATGAACTTTCAGAAACCAAAGTCCGTCTTCAAGAAATTGAAGCCGCTCAAGAAGCTGAAAAAGCCGTCGCTCGTTTCAATGCTCGCATGGAACAAGTTGACAGCATTTACGCTCTAGAAGACGAAGATCGTCAGATTCTCGCTTCTGAGCTTAAGGCTCTTGAAGGCACTGACGAAGCTTTTGCTTCTTACCAAGAGAAGCTCGCTGTATTGTGGAAACACAAGAACAAAGAGTTTGTCGCTAAATTGGCCGAAGAAGCTGAAGCTAAAATCGCTGCCGAAGTCGAAAAGCGTCTCGCAGAACTTAGCAAGTCAACCGCTTCTGTCGCCAAGACCGAAGCCGAATTGGCCGAAGAAGCTCTAGAGAAAGCTAAGGCTTCTGAAAAAGAAACAATTCCAAACAATAATGGCGAAAGCTCCAAAGAAGTTAAAAGCTTCAAGGAAAAGTTTGCCGCAGCCTTCTCTCGCGAGAATATTTCAATCTCCAAATAATTTCAATTTAAACAATCTATATGGCAACCCGACTACTCCCATTCAGACAATACGATGACAACGATGTTGTCAACATGTATGCACTAGCTGATGCCGCCGTCAACGAAAACGTCACAGGCGTTGGCTCAGGCGATGCTGGTGTGTTCGTTAAAGTTTCCGCTGGCAACTTTGACCTAGACCCCGTAAGTTACGCAACCGATAGCTACCTCGGCAAAACCGACTATCCTTTCGTTGGCGCTAACCAATATCCTTCCGTAAACCTAAAGGTTACTCCTGCCGCTTCTGGCGACTTGACTAACTGCTTAGGTCTAACCCTCCGTCAGACTGCTAAGTTCGACGAAAACGGTGAGAAGCTTCTTTACTACCGCCAAAAGGCCGAAGAACTCATGTGTGTTCTTCCTGGTCAGGCCGTACCAGTTGCTACTCGCGGTATTTTCAGCCTTGGCGCAAATGCTCTTGACGGCACCCTCACTGTAGGTAATGCCTTCAAACTTTCCGCTAACGCTGGTAAAGTTACTGGCTGCGCTCATACCGACGCAGGTAAGATCGGTACCGTTCTCGGTACTGGCTCACGCACTTCACAAAGCACCACCGACCAATTCGCAGGTAATTTCGCTGTCGTCGGTCTTCGTCTATAATCTAAAAGGAGGAATTTAATTTAACATGAAAATCAGTCTCAAAAGAACTCCCGAACAGGTCGAACTAATCAAGGCTATGGCTTCCCGCAACCGTCAGGTTGCTTACGAAGCTCAAGTTGCCCTTGCTGAGTTCATCGGCCCCGTTCTAGCCGAAGTCATCAACAATGCACCGACTCTGAGCAATCTATTTACTCAGCTTCAGTTCAACGCTGATGACAATCCTTCAATCCCTCTTGACCTTTACTATGATATTTCCGATGAGGATTATATCACTGTTTACAGTCAGAGTGCCGCTGGTGGCCTTCCCCAGAACCAAGTCCTTCCGACTGTTTCTGAAATGAAGATCGCTACCTACACCCTCGACTCAGCCCTTAGCTTTGATCGTCGCTATGCTGCCAAGAGCCGCATGGATGTAGTCAGCAAGACCTTCACCCGCATGGCTCAGGAAATCCTTCTTAAGCAGGAGCGCACCAGCGCCAACCTACTTCTGACTGCCTTGGGCGCTGCTGAAACCAATGGCTTGCAACACTTAGTTTCAGCTACTACTGCTGACACATTCCTACTTCAGGACTTCAATAACCTAATCACCCGCGCTCGCCGTATTAATACCTCCTTCTCTAAGGGTACTCCAGAAGGGGCCGCTAATGCTCGCGGTATTACTGACCTCATCATTTCTCCTGAGCTTGAGAACTCCCTCCGTGCGATGGCTTATAACCCCATCAATACTAAGGGTTCTCCATCTGTCGCTGGTACTCCTGGCAATGGTAGCGAAAATGGTATTGCTGCTCCCGATGGAATGCGCATGGCCATCTATAATTCCGCTGGTCTTCCAGAGTTTTATGGTGTGTCCATCATGGTCATCAACGAGCTTGGTGTCGGCCAGAAATATAACACCATCTTTGGTTCAGTATATCAACCTACTGGTGGCGATATTACTTTCAATGCTTCAACTCAAGAAATTGCTATCGGTCTTGATCGTGGCCGCGAATCCCTCATTCGCGCTACCGCAATCGACGGTGACAGCGGTTCTGAATTCAGCCTCATCGCTGACGACCAGTACAGCATCCGTCAGAACAAGATCGGCTACTTCGGTTCACTTGAAGAAGGCCGCATGGTTCTCGACAACCGCGCTCTACTAGGCGTAATCGTCTAATAGGAAAAAACTTGGGGGACTGCTCGAAAGGGCAGTCCCCTTTTTTGTTTATTTTTGAAACTTTCAATGTAATATAATATATGAATCTAAAAGATGAATTAAACAATATCGAGCATATTAATGGCAAAGAATATAAGGAAAAGATCGTTGAATTAGAAAAAATTCTTGGCGTTCAAGAAGTTAATCCATTTAAGACAACTGATCTTCAAGTGTTTGAAGGCCGTTTGGCCGATATGAATTATGCCGAAATGCAAGCCTTAGCGATGCGCGTTGGTCTTAGTCCTTATTTGCAAAAGCCGCAGTTAAAGAAAGCCTTAACAAAGGAATTTAAAAGCTATAATTTAAATGCTACTGGTAAAATGCTGCCATTATCCGCTAAAAGCGTTCAACTTGACCCCAATAACCCCCAACATCAAAAAACCCTTAAAATCTTAGGAGAATTTTAATGAGTGTATATTCAGGTTTAGCACATGAAATTTTTAGCGTAGAATTTGGCTCGGACGCTAGTGTTACCACATTCTCTCAAATTAGTGGATGGTTTTCTACTAATTTGGGAATGCTAAACACTCTTTTGTACACCAATTTCGGCGGCGAAAATCCAGACTTGGGAGCGGAAGAAAAGGCTATTTTTAAAGAGCTTTACTTAAGTAATTTTTATACTAAACAAGCTCGCAATGCCTTGCGCGGAATCTTAGCTTCCTCCAATAATGGCGATAATATCTTATCCGTTTCTGACGGCGATAATTCTATTACCTTTGTTAATCGCAATGAAGTGAGTAAAGTTTATCGTAGTTTAGCTCAAGACTCTCAAGCCCGTCTTAAGGACTTGATTTACTCTTATAGCAGCTACAAGGCCGAACCTCGTCAGCTTGGCGGTATTGAAGCTGGATATTTTAGTGGTAGTGGAGGCTACTATGCCTACCCATACTCCTACTATCCTGGCGGCTATTTATAATAACTGATACATAAAAAAAGAACCCCGCCCCTTTTCAGGAGCGGGGTTTTTTAATTTGTATTTAATTAAATGAACGCTTTATCAGAAGCTCCAGAGAAGTAAATACCGTGAACAAGGTCATTGGGACCACCAATCTGAGTGGAGAAAGTAATATCGACACTCTTATTGGAGCCAATGTCAGATGAATAACTTTCGCTATCGAGACGAGCGGCTGCAAAAGTATATTTAACTGCTGGGGTACTAGTACCAGGCTTATTGATGGTAAGGGTAATGGTTCTTTCAGAACCATCATCAATCATGTCGGCAAGGTTACGAGCTTGGACTTCGTTTACAAGAGCATTGACACTCATTGTCGCAGTAACAGGGAAGTCTGTTACGCGGGCGAAGGCAAAGCGACTACCAAGACGTTCAATTGGAGTACGACTCATCGGCAAGCTGATGCTGACGCTTTGGATGTTGATTGCGTTTGAAGAACCATCAACAGTAGAAGTCGGAGTACCGCCATTGTCAGTAAATGTTCCGAAGTTAAGAGTGATATCACCAGGGCGAAGAGCGGTTACTCCATCACCAGTTGAAGGGTTGGGAAGCATGACCCAACCATTTACACCAGTGCCATTGAGTTTCGTTCCGTTTTCTGGATTAATGGCTGGACCAGCAAAACCAGTACCAGTAAGTGTTCCACTTACACCAGTAGCGTATGTCGCTGCGCAAAAACCAAGACCTTCGACAGAAACGGAGACGGTTGGTAGGTCGCCTACTGCGGCATTAAGAGTATAGTCTGTAATGAAGCCATTGCCAATACCAATAACGCCCTTGCCTACAAGTGCATTTGCGGAAGTGTTATCGTAGTTAAGGTCAATACCTTCAGAATCTGTTACAATATAAAAGTTGATACCAGAAGAGCTAACCATCTGACCAGAGGCAAAGTTGCCAGCATTAGATGGGCCGCTATTACCAGCACCACTACCTTGCATGAAGAAACCAAGTGCGCTTTCATTGAAGCCGTCAGCTAGGTAATAGCTAAGGTCAAGGCTTACAGTCGGTGACTGAAGCACAAGGGCATCAATACGAGCCAACTGGCCGAATTGGTTTACGTCCTGACGAGTGATTTCAAAACTATAATTGGCGCTTTGAACGCGCTTTAATTGTTTGTGATCGCCAGAAGCTGTTGAAGTAAGAGCCTTACTTACGAAAAGCCCTTCCGATTGATAAATTACGCGATTTCTTGCCATAAAAAGAAAGTTTGACTTATTTACATCTAAAACTAAAAATTGAGAACTAAATTCTTGAATATCTCATCATTGAAACGTCGAAATCAATAAAGCCCACATATAGATCATTTACCAAAGATTTGCGCGGTTTGTCACTCATCTTGGATGTGGTTACTTTATCAATAAAATACTTATTATTGTCAATATATTGGTTTTTTAAATTCTGATAATTATAGTATCCACTTTTCAAATCCCCGTACTCTGTATAGGGATAATCGTTGAATGGAATGTCAACAATCACTTCGTTAAAAGAGTCTGCGAAGATTGATAAAATACCGTCTAATTGATAAGGATTCTCAGTAATTACAACGGCGTTTAAATTAGTCATTGTTTGGTTCATACCGCCAAAAGCAAATGGTTTGTTTTGGAAAGCTGCGTTGCAAATGTAAACGGCTGGCACTACTTGGTCGTAAGGCTGCACGTAGGTCACATCTTCATCAGTGCCAACGCGGCGGTTCAAGATAAATTTCTTTTCAACAATCAAATCTTCTTCTGTATCGTTAGAGTAATAGACATTGAAATCTTTGACCGCAAAAGAACCCGTGACTGTGGAGCCAGTAGCTAAACCACTAATTAAAGCGCGGCCATTATCAAAGTCTAAAATTCTTGTGGACGAATCATTGTTTGCTCCAGTGGCGCGGCCATAAAAAGTATTACCAACGTAAACTCCCGAAGGAATTGTGGCACCAGCAACCGAAGAGTCAGTTACCCATTGCTTGTATTGACTGCCGAAAACATTATAAACACTGGGTAGTCTTTCATCGGAATAATAGAAAAATTGACCAGTTGAATTGGTGTATGCTTGCCCCTTGGTCAACAAATAATTGTCGAACCATAGCATAAAAGATGAGGCTAATTGGTGTTGATATTGGGGGATCATAATACTCCTGAGATAACGACTACTTTGTTAATTTCCTGAAATCTTTGGTTATATTTGTTCAGCAATGCTGAGATGTAAGGCACATTCGAAAACTTACCTTTTCTAATTACACTATCTACTTCAATACCTGTGCCTGAACGGCTATTTATTGAATCTTTATTTAAATATCGGCCAAATCCAGAAATGCCTTTTTCAATGCCTTCGGCCCAACTTCTCCCTTTCGCCCATGGCATAGGAGTCTCCAAAAAGATTTCTTGTTTTGAGGGCAAATAAATTTTCATTAAAAATCCTTCTTTTGTTTCTCTAGAGTATTCGATGCGAGATAAACTTAAGAGTCCTTCAATGGGGTCTGTGGGATTATCTCCTTCATCAAATCCAATAAAAGAAAAAAGATTACCGTAGCCGTTTAAAGTTCCGCTAGTGTTTTGAGCGTCGGGTCCAGCTTTTATTTCAACAGTGATGGGATGGTTGCGAAATTCCTCAAGCATTTCGCGCTTTATTCTATTAAAAGCAGCAATGATTTTTTGCTGGAAAGTTTTGCTGTAAACTTTAACAATTTCCTTACTGAGAACAGTTTTAAGCTGTCTTTGAACATCCCTTTCTGTAATTTTTTTAGCCATTATTCATCTATTGGCGTTAAAACAAATTCGTAATATTGTGGACCAAACATACCTAGTGGTTTGCCATCGCTTTTGATGGAAAAGCGGCGACCATCAAGCTCAACTCTCTTCGCTTCTTTAACATAGTTGAAGCCTTCAAGATTAACTTTGATTTTGACAGTTCCAGTGGGAAGAATAATTTTATCTTGTCCTGCTCCTGATTGAGAACCTCCAGTGCGAGAATTTTGAAGAAATTCTTCTCCCATGTCAACATATTTAATTCGCGCTTGGAAAGTTTGCGAAACTTCTGTAGTTGAAGTGTTCACTGATTGTTGACGATACAAAGCATTATAAGTGGGCGAAGAAGCAATAACGGTTCTCTGGCCGATTTTAAATACAGTGATTTCACGCGCAAAAGTGTCGTGGATTTGGTCAATGATTGACTTAATGTTGTTTTTTTGGTTTTCTGATAAAAATCCAGCCATATTATTTATTTTTACACTTTTTCTTTTATTATAATAAAGGTATAAGGCATGAACGCTAAAAAATTTTTATCACGCAGACAGTGTGAGAGTACAACTGTTCTCTTTAAACAGTTTTTAAAAATCATTGAAGATTTGAAAAGGGAACATGATGTAGCTTATAAAAAGCTCTATGAGAATCTCCCAGCAGAATATGCACCCATCTTGAATGTTGCTAATTATTTTGATTTAGATAAGATGGCTCATTTGAGAAAACGCATTCTTGACTTGGGCAATGAAACCATGAGATCGAATGATAGCGAATTAGATAATTTTAATGTAAGTTTTGTTTTTAAAGATTAATATAATTACCCCCAAGGAATATGGAACTAAAAGAAATCTATAATTTTACAATCTACGAGGAAAAAGAAACTCCAGTAGAAACCGTCTCTAAAGACACTGAAGGCAACGAAATTAAAGTGACCAAAAAGGAGAAAGTAAAAACTCCAATCAAGGTTATCTTGAAGAAGCCCTCTCGCCGCCAAATTGAAGAAGCCGATCTAGAATACAGCGTTGAAATGTCGCGCTGCGTTAAGAAGGGTATTCTCACCAAGGCGATGCTTGTCAAGAAGTATTCTGACACTGGTGGTCTTATGAGTGAAACCGAAGCAAAGGGTCTTTATGAGATGTACCAGCGTCTAATGGAACTTCAGAGCGAATACACTCGAAATGAAACCATGAACAAGGACGAGCCTAGTTACAAGAAAAAGAATGACGCGCTAGTTCTTGAAATGGCCGAAGTTCGCGATAAAATTGTGAAGACCGAAATGGCTTATCAGTCGCTTTTCGATCACACTGCCGACATGAAGGCGCAGAACCGTTTGCTTCTCTGGTATATTATCAACCTCACTTTCATTCAGCGCGAGGGTGAAGACAAGCCTTCTCCTTATTTCAAGGGTGAAGATTTTGAAGATAAGCTTGAAGATTACTACGCTAAAGAAGAGAGTGAAGACGGTCAATATTTTGAAATTGCACAAAAGATTTCTAGAATCGCTGCATTCTGGTTCTATAACCAAGCTTCTTCCAAAGAAGATTATGACGCTCTTTTTGAAGATAAGGGCGAAGAAATTGAAACGGCAGAAACTCCCGAAGTCACCGTCGCCGCTGAAGTTGAAGCCGAAAAACCTGCCCCCAAAAAGAAAACTAAAAAGGCATCTTGAAAGAAAATTTCTACATAGAAATTATTAACGAGATTTTCGAAGGATACACACGGTTTGATTTTTATGGTCAAACCGTGTTTTTGCGTCATTTCAATCTCAAAGACCAGAAACTACTTAATGAAGTTTTTGAGAAACACCGTGCCGTAGCATTAAAAAAAGGCATTCAAGATGAGAAAGAAATTCTTGAACAACTACGAAAAGACGAAACTTGGACTCAAGAAGATGAATTAAAAATCAAAGAGCTTGAAACTTATATTGATAACTTGGAGAAAACAAAAGCTAAAATAAGTATTCCCTCCCAACGTCAAGCTCACCAAAAAACAATTGACGAAGAAAAAGCTAAACTATTTGTTTTAAAGACTGAACGAAAAAATCTTGTTGGCAAAACTGCAACAGAGTATGCAAATAATCGCGCCAACGAAGAATTTTTACAAAATTTATTATTTAATGATAGACTGTTAACAGTTCCGTTTTTTACCGACTTTGAATTCTCTGAGCTAGATGATTTAGAATTAGCGTCTTTGATGAATTCTTATTATACTATAATTTCGAAGTATAATGATGAACATATTCAGCACGCAGTTTTGCAAGATTCTTTTAGCCTTTATTTAGCTCACTGCGAAAAGCCTTATGATTTTTTTGCCACACCAATCACAAAACTTTCCATTTATCAATTAAAATTAATTGCTTATGGAAGAATGTTCTTAAATATTTTCCAGAATGTGGATAAGATTCCCGACTCCATCCGCAAAGACCCTGACGCTCTTATTAATTTTGCTGAAAGTAGCCGCAATAAAGAAAAATTAACTTCCAAAATGAAGGATAATTCTGCCACTGCTGTTTTCGGAGCTACAAAAGAAGATTTAGATTTTGTTGATCCAGATGCTAAAAAGCTATCTCTCAAGGATGTTCTAGCCAAAAATGGTGGCCAATTAAATATGGAACAAATGATGGAAATCATGGGAGAAAAGGTGTAATAACCTTTTAAGGAATAAGGTATGGCCACACCAATTAATATCCCAGTAAACGCCCAGCTTCAGAATGTCACTCAATTACAGCGACAAATCCAACAAGCTACGCAGAATCTGAGAATTAATTTAATTAGTGGTAATTCTGCCCGTTCTTTAACTGCTCTATCTCAGCCGCTTGGGCGTTTAACTGGTCAAGCTGATGAGTTCTCAAAGTCTCTTGACGCTGCTAATGCGCGTGTTTTGGCATTCGGAGCTTCTGTTGGTGTTGTTAATACATTATCTAATGCTTTTAAAGCTTTAGTTAGCTCTACTATTGAAGTCGAAAAAGCAATTACAGCTATTTCTGTTGTTGGCGATCAATTTGCTGGCAAAAACAAACAGTTAAGTCAAGGCTTATTTGCTGTTGCTAAAGCGACTGGTCAAAGTTTTGCAGAGGTTTCAAAGGCTGCGTTAGAATTTTCTCGCCAAGGCTTAAATCTTGAACAAACACTACAACGAACTCAGGACGCTCTTGTTCTTACTCGTTTGACAGGATTAGATGCTGCAAAATCTGTTGATGGTCTTACAGCTTCCGTTAATGCTTTCTCTAAAGCTGGTCTTTCTACCACTCAAATTCTTAACAAACTCGCAGCAGTTGACCAAGCTTTCGCCGTATCATCTGCTGACCTTATTGAAGGCTTTAACCGAAGCGCGGCTGTTGCTCAAAATGCTGGCGTCACATTCGATGAGCTTGCTGGTATTATTACTGCGCTCCAGCAGGAAACCTCTCGCGGTGGCGCTGTTATTGGTAACGCCCTTAAAACAATTTTCACTCGACTACAAGATACTAGCACATTAAATCAGTTGCAAAATCTTGGAGTTGCTGTTCAAGATTTAGAAGGCAATCTATTACCAGCCCGACAAATTTTACAAAATCTCGCTAAAGATGTTGAAGGTCTTGGGCAAATTACTAGAGCGGGCATCTTTAAAGATGTTGCTGGAACTTTCCAGATTAACCAGTTGATTTCTTTGGTTAGTGATTTGGGCAAAGCAAATAGCGTAACTGCTAAAGCAACCCAAGTCTCCGCTGGCGCAACTAATGAAGCTTTCATCGCTAATGAAAAACTAAATCAATCTCTTGATGCTATTTTAAATAAAGTCGCAAATACTGGTAAACAACTTGGTGCGCTTTTGGGCGAGATTGGCTTAGGAGATAATTTAAAAGGAATCTTAGATGGTATTAATTCGTTTTTAGAAGGAGCTAGTAATCTTCTTCAAGGCGATGATCTTGGCTCGCGTTTTGCTCAAGGCATTGTTAAAGGTATTGGTTCAGTATTAACTGGCCCAGGCATTGGGTTGTTCTTGGCGGTTATTGCTAAATTAAGTTTTGACTTAGCAAAATTCGGTATTCAAAGCGCAAAAACTTTCTTCGGCATTGGTCAAGCAGCGAGAGATCAGCAGCAAGTACAAGAAGCGATTGTTCAAACTCTTATTCGTAACCAAAGTGTATTAAGTCAAATTCTAAATACACAAGGCGGTCAAAATGCTCAGGCACAAGCTTTCTTAAATATTTTAAAACAAGAAGAACAAGTTCTTCAAAATATTAGAACCATTGCTGGCGGTATCGCAGCGCCAATTATTGCTCAAGGATACCGTCCTGGACCTCAAGGTTTACAGCGTCGTTCTGCTGGTGGTTATTTGCCAGCGCAAGAAGCGGCAGATGTTCGCCGTGGTGTTGGTGGCGCGTCACCAAGTTCGCAAGTTGTTGCTATTCCTAATTTCGCATTTGGCGGTGGCAAGCGCGGCACAATGATTGCTAATACTAGTGAATATATTGTTCCTAATTACGCTGGCGGCGGTTCAGCTATCTTTAATCAAGACATGGTGAAAACCATGGGCCTACCTTCAGGGGCGCAAAAGATTACTGCATCAGGAGGCTTTATTCCTAATTTTGCTCGTTTTGTTTATGATTCTGATCGCATCCAGCCAGATAAAAATGCTTTATTAAAAGCTATTTTAAGTTCTAGTGCAAAGAAAAATTTAATTATTGGGCCAGCAGGTTCTGGCAAAAGCACTTATAGCAAATCATTGGGAAATTTTATAACTAATCTTTCTCAACTTTCTGGAGCTTCTGAAATTGATATTTTATCTGCGACTTCAAGAACTAAGGCGGGTGGTTTATCAAAAAATTTCCAAGAAATTTTACAAGCCGTTAATGGTAGTGGTGGAAAAGTTTCTTATTTATATGCTAATAATTTAGACATTCTTTCAAGACGCTTTAATAGATCATTGGCTGGACCAGATGAAGGAGACTTGAGAAGTAAAAAATCTTTAAAAGGTTCATTTTACGCACCAACTAATCAATTTGATGTTGTATCTCAAATTAAAAAATCATCTTCGAATTTTGAATTACTTAGATCGGCTGGTGGGTTTATTCCTAATTTTGCAGAAGAAGCTAGAGATGTTAGTGCAAAATACGCATTACTTGTTAATGATCTTGACGCCCCAAGATTAGGTCAGACAGTTTCTTATAAGCCGAAAGATGGAGCAAGAGCTTCTTATAAAGCAAATATTTATGGCGTTCAAGGGACTGCAAATTTAACAACCGAACAACAAAAACAAAGATTTAGCAAAGAATTTAGCGCAGAATCTTTGGCGGCAAAATATGAAAAATTAGCTTTAGAAGATATAAAACAATATTCTAATGCAGTTATAGGTCAACCTATATCTCCAGTAGCGGGGGCTAAATTAGCTAATAAAGGTTCCATACCAAGTCTAGTTGGTTCTATTTTTGAATCAGCAATTATTTCCGCTCTTACAGACAGTGATTTAATAAAAGCTCAAGCAGAACGCGATCCTAATGCTCCTTTTGATTTTAAATTAGAGGGTAAGCCTAAGCAATTTAATAAATTCTTTAACATTCCTAATACAGTTGATTATATTGAAGCCAAATATTCCGATAATGCTACTACAAGAGAAAGTTTTGCGTCTAAAATTGACAGACTAGAATCTGGAAAATATGTTGAGAAAGAAGGACGGCAAAAAAAAGCATCGAGCAGACCTTTTACAATACGCAGCGAAGCTGATATTTCGAACGCTTTAGATTCCGCAGGTGCGCGAGCGGGAGGTTTTAATTTTAGAATTCAACCTGGGTTCGAAAATAAGATTTCACCAGCAAGTATTGCTAAATTAAAGGCTGCTGGCGGCATTCAAACAAACGCTTCTAGAGGTTATATCCCCAACTTTGCCGCTTCTGCATTAATGGATGCTATCTCTCGCGAGAAAAGCGCGGGACTCAGCGCGTCACAAATTTATGTTGATCAAAGCCCCGCCCTCAAGTCTTCCTCTAACCCAATGGGGTTAATGGTAGCTAATCGCAGGGATGAACCTGCTGGCGGCTTCCAAGGCATTGCTCGCGCCCGCAAGGAGGGCATGAATCCAAAGACTTATGGTGCGGCAAATGGGTTTATTCCGAATTTTACATTGCCAATAGCGCCTAGACTTAGTTCTTCAGGAGGTACAAGCTCTGCTCCCGCTCCTGCTCCTGCTGGTGGAACACCAACTGTTCCCCCCGAAGTTGCCAAAGGTTTCGCTGATACTGCTGGTAAAATTTTCTTACTACAAAGTGCTTTGTCATTTCTGACTGGAGCGGTCGGTGATACCCAAAACTCTTTTGCTAAGATAGCTACTGAAGCTGCTAGTGTTGCTGGCAATATTTCTTCATTAATTTTATTTGGTAATGAAATTAAAAATATCAAAGTCGAAGCTACTGGATTTAAAGGAGCTTTGGGGAATTTTGCTAAAGGATTGGGCATTGCTGGTGTTGCTTTTGGAGTTGTGTCTGAAGGATTCAAGTTCGCTAATTTCGCTCTTAAAGAATTTTCTGGAGAAAATGCTAAAGCAGCATTAGCGTCTGCTAAACTCGCGGATGCTTCTGGAAAATTAGCTTTACAATTTGATAGTTTATCTAAAACTAGACAAGTAGAAACAACTGCTCAGGCAGAGAAAATTTTGGGTTCAGCAGGTTACGAAGGATTTTTTAATGGTATTGCAAATATTTTCCGCAGTGAAAAACTTGGCGGAGGAGATATTGGTGCTGATCCAGAAGTGCGAAAAGCAATCGCTCAATTATTGGCATTAGGTGCATCAACAGAAGAGGTAAATAAAGTTTTACAAGGCGCTAGAAAAACTGAAACAGTAACAAATGTAAATAGAGCTGGAGCAGTTTCGACCCAAACAAGAGATATTACTCAACTATCAGATATTAGAAATGGCCTTCTGCAAGCCGTAGAAAGCGGTATTGGACAACAGAGAAGTGAACAACTTCGCCAATTTAGAACTTCTCTATCTTCTATAGATTTAAGTCTTCCCGCTGGAATGGGACAGGCTCAGAAAGCGGCTGCAAATGCCTATGGCGTGGGAAGATTTACTGATCTAAATCCACAACAGAAAGAATTAGTTAAAGAAGAGATCAAGGCCCAACAGCAATTAAATAAATCAAAACAAGACGAACAGAAAGCTCAAAATGTTCTCAACTTTGGCGAGCGTCTCACTTTAGAAATCGCTAAAAAAAGAGTTGACTCAGTTTTAGAGATAGCAAAATTAAATGCTGAAGCTGTGACCGACGAAGAAGCTCGCATTCAATTACAAGAACAAACTCTTGAATTATCTAATCGCCAAAAAATTCTTAACGAAGCAAGATTAAAGCAATTAGATTTAGAGAAGAAAAAACAAGTTGATATTATTGATTCTATTGGGGCTGCAATTGACAAAGCTCAACAAGGAGGCTTGAATGTTAGCGAGGCAAACCTTAAGGGTTTAGAAACAACTTTACAAGGCATTGACTTTTCTAAACTTACGGAGAAAAATTATGATGATTTAGCCAATCAATTAGCTACAACTTATTTAGGTGGCGCTAATGAAATTACTCTTGCTCAAGCTAAAAATATTCTTGACAATGTTAAGGAAGAGCGAAAAGTAAGAGATGATTTAAATAAAGTAGCGGGAGAACAAATTGATAAAGAAAAAGATAGAAAATTACAAATTGACGCAATCAACCAAGCATTAGCTTCTCAGCTTTCCGCTGTTAATCGTATTACTTCAGCAGTTGCATCCATTGGTAACTTGAATATTTCTGGCATTGATTTAGAATCGGCTGGAGTAAGGGGTCAAATTACTGCGTTACAAGCTCGATTGCAAGACCCTAATTTAACAAAAGGGCAACAAAATGATATTAATGCTCAAATCAATGGCTTAGAAAAAATTGTTAATTTAAATGACCAAAGAAAAGCGTCTGAAGAGAAGTTTATTAAAACTGCGGAAATTGCTGGAAAAATTTACAATAAACAACAGGAACTAGACAAGTTAAGAGCTAGTATTGGTGCTGGTCCAGTATCTGAAGAAACTACTCAAAAAATTAAAGATGCTGAAGAAGCTCTTGTGGCTTTAGGAAGAGAACAACAAGAAACAAATAATAGATACGATGCCACAAGAATAACTCTTGATGCTAGTAATAAAGCTTTAGATATTCAAGCTTCTCTAATTGGCAAAGTTGCAGGAGCTTACGCTTCTCTTCAACAGCAGTTGGAAGCATTTCGTTTAGGTGCTGGCGAACGAGTCGCGGGCGCACAACTAGAAGCTCTTGGAGCAACAGATATTGATTCCTTAGCTAAAGCTGGTATTAAAACTGATATAGAAGCTCAAGCTCAAGGAATTAAAGATAACCAAGAATACTACAAATTCATTCAAGAAGGCACTCGCCTACGCGAAATTCAATACGACATAGCAGTTGCTGAAAGCGAAACTCGTCGCCGCGAACTAGAATATGAATTAAAATATACCCGAGAACTCATTGATTTAAAAGCTCGGGGAGCGAGCGAAGCAGAATTGCAAGCGGCCCGCATTCGTCAAATCGAAGAACAGCGCAGCGGAAGAAGAGGTTTTGAAAAAGGAATTGACGCTATCCAAGACCGTATCAATAATTACAAAACAACTCTCGGAGAAGAGATTCCCAATCTATTCTCTCAAAACCTAGCTCAAGGCTTAAACGACGCAATCAGCGGAGCTAAGTCTCTCAAAGAAGCTTTGCGCGATGCAGCAACAAGTTTCTTCCAAGCGATCACTCAAAGAAATATTCAAAACTTAGCTGATGTTGTTACTGGCGGTATTGGAGGATTTTTCACAAAACCTAAAACTGCTGCTAGTGGCGGTTTAATCTCTGGCGGTTCAGGAACAAAAGACGACGTTCCTGCAATGCTAATGGGCGGCGAATACGTCATTAAGAAATCTGCCGTTAAGAAATATGGTTCTGGATTCTTTGATGCTTTAAATAAAGGCGGCGTTAAAGGATTCGCCAATGGTGGTGGCGTTCAAAGCGGTGCTGGTGGATTCTACGTCCCTGGCGATTATGGTGAAGGTTCTATTCGTGGTAAGAGTAACTTATTAGCTTTCGCTGGTCAAAGCTTTACTAGCGGTCAGTATGATCGTTTCGGTTCCACTTCTCTTGGTGGCGCATCAGTCAGCTTAGAAGCTGAAAGCGCACGATTGACTGCCTTTGGCCGCGAAAATAGTCCATTGTTTGAGAGAGTTCAGCAAAGCAAAGAAGAAGCTTTTAAAGTTTATCTTGATCAGTTAAATCAAGAAAAACAATATCGCGATCAACTCAAGCAAATGGAAGAAGCTGAAAAGCAACGCCAGAAACAGTTAGTTACTTCTGTTGTTTCGGCAGTTGTGAGTGCCGCTGTAAGTTATGGAGCTAGCACAATGGCTGCTGGCGCTAAAAATGCAAATGCCGCTGCAATCGCAAGCGGTGGTAAATCGGGCTTCTTGACTGGACTTAAGGGAGCTTTTACTGGTGTTAAAGGTCAAGGAGGTCTTGCTAATATTTTTAGTTCTCAAGCTACGGCTTTAAGTCCAGACGCTCAGTTTTTCAAATCTATCGGAATTAGCTCTTCAAAAGACCTATATAGCGGAAAAATTTCTCTAGAAAATTATTCAAAATTATTTGATAGATTTCCAAATTTAGGCAAAACCTATACTTATGATTATAATACTAGAGCTTATAGAGCTTCTGGAGGAATGATCTATGGCGGCTCTGGAACTCGCGATGACGTTCCAGCAATGCTTACTGGTGGTGAATTTGTTCTTAATAATCGCGCTACTCGCAAGCTTGGCGTTCAGAACCTTAATCGTCTCAATGCTGGCGAAACTGTTGGCGATGAAGATCGTTCTGGCGCAGTTACAGAGTCCCTGCTATCTAAATTAGATGAACTAATTCAAGCTACCCGCGAATCTTCCAGCGAAAATGTTGTTGTTAATGTTTCTTCCTCAGAAGCTCAAGGACCAACAGAAAATACTGGTGGAACTGAAAAAGAACTCCAGCGCAAAATCAGACAAGCTGTATTGGATGTTATCGCACAAGAAAAACGTCTTGGCGGCAGCTTAAACAAGGATAACCGATGAGCATAAACCGTTCTAACTCTGTATTACAGTATGACCAATCTTTTGTGGTCAACGGTTATCAATTGTCTGGCGTTGATTCTGTCACGCTTTCTTATTCAGTGCCGCTTGAGAATTCTTTAGTTTTAGGGTCTAGCTTTGGCTACAACTTAAATAATCCAATGCAAGCTGAGATTTCAATCAATCGAAATCTCCTATATGCCGACCCGCTCTTGAATTTTACTGGAGACTCTAGCTTTTCTGGAAGCTTTAGCTACAATGGTCAGACATACGGCTTTACTAGCGGTTTCCTAACACGTTACGGCGTTTCTTGTAGTGTCGGCGATATTCCCACAGTATCTTGCTCAATTACTGTTTATGGCAAGCTAGAGCCGTCATATCAGGTTCTTCCTTTCCAGACTCACCCGCCGCTTTATATTCCTAGCCCAAGATCAATTCTTGTTTCAGGCAATGACACTAACACTAATCGAGTAAAATCTTTTAATTACGAATTAAATATTAATCGCCAAGCTATTTTCTCTCTCGACAGCTTCAAGGATGTTGATGAGGTTGTGTTTTTGCCACCGATTAATATCTCTGCGTCTGTTGATTTTGATGCTGTAAATATGACTCCAGATAATTATGAAGCTTTCCTTACTGGAGTAGCAAATAAATCTTTAGATATTAAAATTAAAGATAGAAATTCTTCTAATCAGCTTGTAAATCTAGTTGTACCAAACATTCAAGAAGTTTCCCAAGAGCTTTCGGCAACTTCTGAATCTCAATTGACAATAACCAACAATTATATTGGATACCTAGAATGAGTTTATTTTACAACAGAGACAGAAATATTTCAGGATTAACTACCCTGACTTCTTTTGATTTCAGCCCCAACTATGGGTCGAGCATCCAATTTAATTGCAAAAACAATCGCGTCAATTATACCAGCAATACTTATGCGCTGATGCCATCTACATTGAATAACATTCAGGCAAAATGTTCGTTTGGATTTACTATGAATCAAACTGATGCTCAAAAAGCTATTGATTTCTTTGAGTCTCAAAGTGGCACTGGAGCTTTTGCAATCAATGATGATTCTAGTATTTATCATTCCTTGACTGGTTTTGCTGATTCTTTTGGAATCACAATGGTTCAGAATAACTTGTATAATGTCGCTTTAGAATTCAGTGTTGAAAGAAACTCCACGATGCTCAATTGGAGCGGCATGGGTTTTGTTGATTATTCCTTTACTGCTTGGACTGGCTCACAAAATTACTTAAAATATCAAGTAGCTTACTTTCCAAAATACGAAGATAAGTTTAAAAATTATTTTTATTGCACGGGCGATCACTCTAGTTCTGCCAACAATTCGCCTACTGGAGTTAACTCTATGTGGACGCAGGAGTTATTTTATGATACTGAAATAGGACTATCTGTAGAAACAGTTCCCTCAATTACTAAAACAGAGTTTCGAAATTCTTTTATACAAAGGGTTAAAGAGCAAGAGAATATCCATTCTTTTCAGCAGGTTCGCCTAAGTTATAAAAATATTTCGACCTTCCAGTTAAAATCTATGCTGCACTTTCTTGAATCTCACTTGGGATATAGAAAGTTTCAATTCAATTGCCCAAAGATTTATAATCGCCCAAAAATTTATTATTGCGAAAGCTGGCAGCACACATGGAATTATGAAGATTCTCACAATTTAGAAATTGTTTTAATTGAAGACCCGCTAGGTATTTTGAAAGCTTATAAAACAGTATGATCATTAAAAGCAATTCGATTCTATTAGCTACTGACACTGGCCCAGCTTTTCAAAGCGGGTCAAGAACAGAATTATTCCCAATTGCTCTTGTTAACAATTTGAGCTTTGATGTTCAGCATAATAGAGTGAGAGCCAAACAAGTAGGCAATGCTGATTTTGCTTTTGATGTTTTACAGTTTTCCCCGATTATTCAACTTTCATTTGACTATATACCTTCATCAGTTTTTGTTAATGAAAACTATTTGGGATTAAATTTCCAAACTGGAGCATCTTTAGTTTCCTGCTTGAGTGGGGCTAATAATCGAGACTTTAATCTTTATTTCTTACTTAGTGACTTATTTGGCGAAGATTTAATTTATAGAATTAAGCAAAGAGAGACTTTGAATGATTTAAATTATATCGGTTTTGGTAATTGTGCTTTGACTAGCTATTCGCTATCGCTTGCGGCTGGCCAGCTTCCGTCCACTTCATTGTCAATGGAGGCTGTTAACATGATCATGAATACCGTGACAGGGAATTACGTGAATTGCCCAGCCGTTAATTTAGCAGTTGGTAATCAAGATAATTTAAGCGGTATTTCTGTTGATAATTCATATTTTCTCAGCGGCCTAAGTGGTTTGAATACTAATGGCACTGGTATTCCAGTGCTAAAAACTTACTCATCCTCTTTTGAGGTTTCTGGTCAGAATATCGAATGCCCATCTATTAAAATCGCTCCAGAAGAAAGTTCTGCAATTCAGTCCTTAGAATTCTCCTTGAACTTAGAGAGAGAAAATAGCTTTGGATTTGGCAGTGATTTTGTTTATGACCGAAAAATAAAATACCCAATTCTGGGAGAATTGAGTATTTCAGCTACCAGTTTAGATTTGAGTACTGGTAATGGTAATTTGACTGGAGTGATGAGCAACGAGAGCGGCTACG